AGCAAGACGGCCCTGACACTCAAATAGCTACGGTAGAGTTCAAAGAAAACGTATCTAACAAGGCCAACGCAGTCGCCGGTCGAAATGGCGCGATGACATTTGAAATGGCTGGGAACCCTGATGACAATAAAGCTGTCAAGAGTGGGCAAACAACTACTATTATTACCAAAGAATTTTTTAATGCAGACGGCACTGATTTTGTAATTCTCCGCTGGACATTATTAAAAAGAAAACTGCCAAGCACACATTTTGCGGTTGCAAATGGCCAGGCCCATGTATGGGCGCCTCAAGGAGTAGAAGTTTTGCTTAGCTCAAGAAGTTATGCCGTTGGCGATCGCATCAAAATAAAACGCGGGATAGGTGGAACGGATGTTCCTGGAGGCGATCCAAACCCTTACCAAAACTCTAATAAGTTTAAAACCAATACTTTGACTGGCGATGTTCTTCGCTGGTCAGGGCAGGTCTATAGAGTGGCATCTACAGAATCACTTGCAACTATCCCTGGCAGAACTGCTGGTTTCTTCTACGAGTTATTTGCTAGCGCCGGTCATTACGCAAGAGACCTTAACGTTGGAACGACTAAAACAGTTGGAGCAACTTACACAAAGAGTGGTGGCAAGAGCATTCGTGTTCGTTATAAAGCTGCAGTAAGAAACCTGCCTGCCGATCACTGGTCAGGGGAATCTAAAAGTTGGACAGACCCAGAATTTAAAGTTCTTCAAGGGAACAGCACGACGTCAAGCTGGGACGTTAACGATACTTTCACCGCACAACTAGCTGTTACAAATGACAATCCGTTTAAAACTGTTTACGACAACGCTGGTTTTAGATTTAAAATTACTCAGCTAGAAAAAATTTCTGAGGCTAATACAATAGATGCAGAAGTTATTTTTGAAGGGCAAAGCCAATTTAACGACATCAGTTTTTATAGATCTCTTGTTAAAAAGTCAAACGAAAGCGAACCCGAGCACGAGATTGTTTACGTCAACGAAATCTTGCCTAACGATCAGGCTCCTGCTTTTAACGATTTGACGATGGCTGGGCTTTCATTAAAAGCTAGCCGTAATTTTACCCAGCTTGACCAAGTACGCACCTGGGTCGGAAAAGGCATTTGTGTTGAAAGACTGCATCCTAAGTTATCTACCTATGAAGACAATAATTTTTCTGAAGGGCCGAGCAACCTGTTAACAGATCTTGTGTTTCACTTGTTTACTAATCCAATATCAGGGGCTGGAGGTCTGACGGGAATGACAGCAGCCGACCCAGACTTGGTAGACAAAGAAAAACTTATAGCCACTTCGCGTTTTTTAGAAAAACAAAAGTTATTTTTTAATGGCGTTATTGGCGAAAACATAAACCTGCGTCAATTTATAACAGACATGGCTCCAAGTTTTTTATGCAACTTCGTTCTGGCTGATGGCAAGTTTGCTTTAGTGCCCGCCGTGCCAAGCAAAACTAACGGCAGTATCAACACAGGAGCTGTTGAAATTAAACAGTTATTTACTTCCGGAAACATACTAGAAGACTCATTTAAACTTGAGTATTTAAGAGCAGAAGAGCGTAGGCCGTTTAAGGCTAACGTTCGCTATAGGCAAGAATCCAAGAACAAGTTTCCAGAAGAAAAAGTTGTCGAGGTTAAAGTAAACAATGAAGCGTATGCTGACAAGCTAATCAACTTAGACATCGAAAATTTACCGCACGAACAATTTAACCTCACTCAGTTTTGCACTTCAAAAGAGCACGCCATAAAAGTTGCTAAATATTTTCTTGGCTTGCGCGAACTTGTAACACACACGATTAGTTTCTCGACAACAGTTCACGGCTTGAACCTTGAGGCTGGAGCGTTTATTAAAGTCATTACAGAATCAAGCCCTTACAGCTCGGCCAACAATGGCACTATTGCTACGAATGGCCACGTAACCAGTGTCACCCATTTGGATGACGGTGATTATGACGTTTCATTCTTTAAAACTGATTCAGAAGAAGTTCAAGACGGCAGGATGACAGTTTCCAATGGAATCGTTACAGAGTCGAAATTTCATGATTCTGTCTTTACATTGGTCAATCCCAGCGTCTCTGAAAACGTTTATGTTGTAGAGCAGTTGACGTTCTCGCAGGAGGGCACTGTGGACATTGTTGCATCAGAGCACCCTTGCAAGGATGATGGGAGTAGCAAACTTGCCCACCTTATGGAAAGCGGCGATTTCAGAATCATCCCTGATCAGAACTTAAGCGATTAATGGCTTTCCCTTCAATTGAGCCAACTAGCCGCGCTTTTGATCCTGGGGACTACCCGGTCAAAACTTATAAAGCGCAAAACGGCGCTGAGACAAGGATTCTGTATGGCAGCGAGCGCACCAACGTAAAGATGCAACTGTCTTACGCCAATATTGGCGATGCTTCAGCAGAGTTGTTCCTTGATCATTTTGACGAGACGAAAGGCACCTTTAGCACTTTTGCGTTGCCTGACGGTTCATTGGGGGGTTGGAACGGAAATACTGATGCTTTGCGCTCAGAGCCGACAACAGTTCCGACTGTGACACTTGTTGTGACAGTTGTAGCTTCTGGTGGCGCTAACAAATATCGAATTGATGGGTCGTCAACAGACAACTTGTTATTGACCCTGACTGAAGGGACTGTTTATTTGTTTAGCCAATCTGACTCGTCAAACTCCGGTCACCCATTACGTCTTAGTACAACAAGCGATGGCACTCATGGCAGTGGTGCTCTTTACACAACAGGCGTGACAACCTTCGGGTCTCCTGGCAGTTCTGGAGCGTACACACGAATCAAGGTCGCTAAGGACGCCCCAACCTTGTATTACTACTGCGTTAATCACAGCGGGATGGGCGGTCAGATCAACACTCCCGCAGGCACTGTTTCATCTGAATCAGGCACAGCAGCAAAGTACAGGTACGAAAGTGCGCCACAATTAACGCAGGTGCGGCCTGGGGTTAGCACTGTTACAGTGAATCTGATTGGCGTGATCTGATGTCAAAGGTCTATACCGGCAGAGATGGCGTCTTACAAGTCGCTGACACGACCATTGCCAAGGTGTCAAGTTTCTCGGTGCAAGCAAACCTTGAGACGTTGGAAACCACAACGCTTAGTGAAAACGTTCGCAGTTATGTCCCAGGGGTTGTGGGCTATACGGGCAGTTGCAGTTTGCTTTATTACAAAGACGGCAACTCAATCAACACCACAAGCCTGTTAAGCGCACTGGTTAAGGCTGATTCGGCTGGTGTTACCAGCAGCGACACCGTTGATTTGACATTCCGCTGGGTGGACGGTGCCGACAATAACGACATCAAGATCAAGGCTTACATTTCAAGCGCCACGATGGGTGCGGCAACTGCCGATCTGGTACGGGCTGAAATTTCGTTTATTGGAACGGGAGAACTGATAACCGCCACGATCTCATGAGTGTCTACCTTGGTACGTTTGGCAAAGTTGAACTGCGGCGTCAGTCTGACGAGAGCAGTTTAATTTCGACGATCAATGCCGCTAGTGTCAACGTTGCGGCAAAGCGTTTTAGTCTTGGTTTTGAGCAAGGTCAGCTAGTTACTGGTGATCAGATTCGAATTAAAAGCACTAATAATAGTAATCTTGACTTTATAAACAGCTATGCAAGCCCTAGCGCAAAAAAGTTTATTTACGTCGATGACCTAGGCGGGATAAGGCTTTATAACACTTTTGCTCACGCAGTAAACGGGGAACTTGCTAATGCAGTTGCATTAGCCGCGCCAAGCAATCCACTTCCTGTAAGCATTATTGTGCAGAATACCGTTGATCGTATTCTTGCTCAAGTTAATGGCTTTGAGCTGAATACTGAACGAGAAACAGTTGACACAACAACGTTGTCTGACGAGTTTCGCAGCAGAATTAGCACCTTAATGTCCGGCTCAGGCAGGATGTCTTGCTTTTGGGAGTACACCGGAGACACTGAAAAAGAAATACCAAATTATCTTATGCAACTTATATTGCGTACCAAAATTGGCAGCAAGTTTCACGCTAGATTTTACATCAAGCCAGAAAGCTATAACCCCAGTGGTGTCACCTCAAGGAACGATGACGAGCTTTGGTATGACTTTGATGGAGTCATAACAGCTTGCGCGGTGCAGTTTGCTCCAGGTGAGCCTGTGCAGATCACAGCAGATTTCATCACAACCGGAGCGATTCAACTCAAAATGAACCTTGAGGTGCCTGACAAGATTAAGCAAGAAAGCGGCGATAACCTTAACTTGGATCAGGATCCAACAGCTAAGCTGGGCAAGAGCAGTGACACCTAACGCGAGAGCCCATGGCTGACCTAAAAATTAGCGATCTTCCGGCTCTCCCCGGCGCTGACTTAATTGCTAGCGACATACTCGTTGCCGTTAACAATTCTGAAACCAAAAAGCTTACGGTTGCTGATCTGGTCGCCAATGGCGTCACTTTAATCTCTGACGCCACAATTCCGGGCGCAAAGATCTTGTTTGCTGATGGTGGTATTGCCACAGCCAAGGTTGCTGATGCTGCGATCACTACAGCCAAGGTTGCTGATGACGGGATCACAGCAGCAAAGCTTGCGAACAAATCCACTGTTGACCTAGTCACAACGCTGCCCAGTTCTGGAGCGTTTACAGGTCAGCTGGCTTTGGATACAGACGACAGCAATCTGTATTGCTGGAACGGATCCGCATGGATCAGTCTTAAGGCCGCTGGTTCAATTAACGCTGTCACTGGCAGCATCGTTGGCCTCATTGACATTGTTGTCACCACCACAGGTTCAAGCGTTCAGATTTCTGCAACACAGGATGACACTGATGCAGCGAACAAGTTTTTAGCAGGCCCAACCAGTGCTGGTGGAGCGGTTGCTTACAGAACAATTGACGGCAGTGATATTCCTGTTGCAACGACAAGCGCCAAGGGCGGTGTTGTTGTTAACGGTGAAGGACTCCGCATGGATTCCAACACCATTGAAGTTGATAACGACGTAACGCTTAGCACCACGCACCATGTGGTGACGTATAGCGCCAAAGGCTTAATTACTGGCGGTCGCGTTCTTACTTCAGCAGATTTACCGGTTGCCACAGGTAGTTCAAGGGGTGCTGTTATCCCTGGATCGGGACTTGCTGTTGATGGCAGCGGCAACATTAATCACAGCAATGGTGTTGCAGCTGGAACTTATACGAAAGTTACGGTTGACGGCCAAGGGCACATTAGTGCTGGCGCTACTTTGGCGGCGACAGACATCCCAGATATATCTGCAGCAAAGCTAACTAGCGGAACAATTGGCAGCGCAATTCTTGCAACTGATGCTGTCACCGCAGAGAAACTAGCCGATCAATCTGTTACCAAGTTTGGTGGTGCTGGTGCAACCGATAACGTCGTTACGTTCCCGGCTGGTGACTACAAAGGTCAGTTCTTCTTTGATGAGAAAAACGAAGATCTTTATGTCTTCACTGGAGAATCCTTCCTGCCAATCACGGTTATTAGCGGCAACCTTGTTAACGCTGGAACGTATAACGCCAACACGAACTTAATTGCATCAGTCACGACTTCTGGTTCTGCTGCTGGCTTTACGGCTGGTGGTGCGTTGCCGAATCCCGCCACGGGCAACCTCAACTATTACGTGGTTGTTAGTGACTCTGGAACGGGTTCAGGTAATGCGCCTGCCGTGAGTTTGGCCCCACCAGACATGTTGATTTCACTTGGTAGTGGATCAACGTTCCAGCTAATTGATGTTTCTAACGCTATTGCTGGTCAGACCGCAGCCAATATTTCGGTTGTAGCGACTGGAAATATTGCAGCCACAAACGTGCAGGCTGCATTACAAGAATTAGATGCTGAAAAGATTGGAGCTGCTGGCCCAACATTCACTGGAACGGTGCTGTTGGGGCAAAACGCTGTCTTGGCGTTTGAAGGCTCTGCAAATGATCAGTACGAAACCACAATTACGGTTACCAACCCAACTGCTGATCGCACGATCACATTCCCGAATGTCAGTGGCAACGTAGTCACTACAGGTGATACGGGGACAGTTACCAGCGCAATGATTGCTGATGCCACGATCGTCAATGCTGACGTTAGTGCCACGGCTGAGATTGCAGTTAGCAAGCTTGCAAACGGCACAGCACGTCAACTTCTACAGACTGATACTGCTGGCAGCGGTGTTGAATTTACAAGCAACGTTGATGTTCCTGGCACGTTAGATGTCACAGGTGTTGCAACGTTCGACAGCACATCAACCTTTGTTGGCAACCCTACGTTTAATGGCAGCCTGATCTTTGAGGGTGCAACGCCTGACGCGCATGAACTGACGTTGAGTGTTGCTGATCCAGGTGCTGACGTTACCGTCGTAATCCCAGCTTCTGCTACGACTTTGGCTGGTCTTGCCATTGCTCAGAGCTTTACGAAAGCACAGCGTGGAACGCCTGTTGCATTGACCGATGCAGCAACGATTGCTGTTGACATGAGCTTGGGTAACAATTTCAGCGTGACTCTTGCTGGCAACAGATCACTTGGCGATCCAAGCAACGTGACTGCTGGCCAGTCTGGG